TATTAACTCCGCCTTTAATTAACAGATGTTCCGCTCCTTGAATGTCTGCCCAAATAAAATCAATCACTTTGCCAGTTAACCCTGACTCATTCACGTAATCGTCTAATTTTATGCACTCCACTTGCGACTCAGTAAAGTTCATTGCCGGAAATACGTTTGTAACTTCTACGGGCTTAACTATTGAACTACTGCCATAATAATGTTCTTTTAGTTGTCCATTTTCATCACGTTTGCCTCCCGATTTGTAAAACTTCTTAATCCCTGTTTTATCGGATATTGCTTTGTTAACCAAATGCATCTGACCGTTTGCGTATGTTTTTTTCTTATCAACTATTTGATTGTATAGCCAGTCGATCATTTCAAAGCCATGATACTCAAATTTCTTGCTACTCGGAATCATGTCGAGCATAATATACGTGTGATAAGCATCGTACATTCCAAACTCAAAAAATAATAATTCGTCCTTCTCGTCAATAATTTCAGCTATGTATTGTTCGATAGTTTTCATTTTGCAAAGATTAGATTTTCATTATTCCGGTGAATTTCTTGCATTCCGTGTTTCACGCAATAGTCAAGGTATACTTGTGGGTTGACACCATTAAACTCTACGCACAATAACTTGCACTCCGTCTTAGTTAAGTCGATCTGACGAAGTATCGCGTAATCCATACCTTCAGCATCGATGCTTATAAAGTCGAATTTCTCACCGTCAAATAAGTCAGTGTAGGTGTATGCGTCAACTTCGATTTCGTTAAAGTTTAATCCCTTCCAACGATCTTTCTCGGACACGACAGCCGTACTTAATAACCCGTCATCGTTAGGAATGTGCGGATCATTAACGTAAAACTTTATCTTTTCGTCCGTAGGTACGGAAACAATAGCAGCATCAATGATTGTTACTTTGTTATTTTCACCGTGCAACTTTTTTAACTTTTTAACGCACGATGGCAATGGCTCAACCAAGATACCACCCCACCCCTGCTCAATAAGTGCGTAGCTATTGCTGAACGTCTTACCGTCATTTGCTCCGATGTCCAATAACCTGCCAGTCTTACCAGCAAAGTAATTCAGGATTATTTCCTGCTCGTTATTTTGGCTGTAGTTCATAATTGTTTGCTTTGCGTGTGTGGTAAACTTGTTCGTCATGATTCCAAAGTTCACGGTTCTCATTCTTAACGTACAAAGCATCCCATTCAGCCTTACCCCATGCTACGTGCAAGTGGTCGAAAATGCGAACGCCTACGTATTTGTGCTGACCGCGTAACTTTGCCACCTCCGTTGCTTCAACGTCGCACCATAATGACTTATAGGATGGATGGTAGATGTAGCCGTCCTGATTGTAGTACGCTTTATTCATAATAGACATCGTGCTGATGTTCTCATTCTGATGTCCGTCAGGTAAATGCAGGAACAAAGGTTCGTCAGTAAATTGTTGCTCGATTATGTCATCCCACCCATCGACAGTAAACACCATGTCGTCGGAAAAATTGACCAATATATCCCAATCTTGTAAAGTGTGCATATCACGGTTAATAGCATCTATCTTACCGTAGGATGTACCAATTAAACAAATAACGCGCAAATCTGGGTTGTGTTCCATTACGCGGTGATATTGCAGTAATTCGGGATCGTCTTTGTCTAATGATACCAACACCGTTATGCGACTTTTGTTCGTCGCCTTCATGATGCTATCCATACCACGCGCAAACTTATCCGGACGTTGACGGGATGCGTACTTAATTAGAATCTTTTTCATCTTGCTTTGGTTTTAATTCGTTATTCAGTTTATTAACCCATCGTTCACGGCTAACCTTTACAGCCTGTGCGATTTCGTCAGGAAATAAAGACGGACGGTGTTCAATAGGATATTCGATGTAGTTATCTAAGTCTAAAGAATAAACGTACTGACTTGCTCCGATAGGACAAACGAAGTCCGCTTGTGTAAACCCTGATAAGTTAGCACGTACGCTCATGTCAGCGTGTTCAAAGCCATATACCCCGAATGACTCGTCAAAGCTACCAATGCAATCTAAACAAGCACGGGTAAAGAACATCATGCAGCCATTACAATTGTTGTAATGAGCAATGTCATCCACGCATTTAATCTGCGTAACCTGCAATGTTTCGTGTTGATATATGAAGTGTTGATTACCTGTACGCTTGGAATGTTCAATAAAGAATGTTTCCCATCCTTTTGCACGTGGAAAGCAATCGTCATCAAATAAAAATACATAGTCGCAATCCTTTAAAGCCTCAAGGCATTGGTTTTTATTCCATGCAACGCCTTTCTTTTTCTCGTCAATCATTACGACTAACTTGTGATCCAATTGCGTGTGCTTTTTAATCTCATCCACGCACGTCTGTACGTGTTCAGGACGTGTGCATCCTGTTACCCCTATACCGATCTTCATAATGTGTTAAGTAGTGTGTGTACCGCTGCATCTGCGCGGTTATGGTTAAAGTGTTCAAACATTGTCTCTTGAAGATTCCAAGCTAACTTATGACGTAATTCTTTGTTCAAAGTCAGTTCACGGATTCCGCGATACCACCCCTGATCTTCGTTAGTAGCTATGCAGTTGACGTTGCTTTCCAAATAAGGTGCATACGGCATGACATCCGATACTATTGCAGCGCATCCAGTAAAACCTGCCTCGATCAACTTCAACTCTGATTTGCAGGAATTAAATACACCGTGCTGCATAGGAATAAGTGCCACATCAACTTCTTCGTACATCTTACCGTAGTTAACAGCATCCATAGCCCACACGCGTTTGTACCATTGCTGATTCGCAACATGGTTGCCTTGCTCGATAAACTTTTTAAGGTAATCCCGATACCACTCCGATACGTTCGTGTAGTTGTTGGTAAAGTTGCGCTCTTGCTCAGCATAGCTACCGTGCGCGTTGAATGTCTGGATCAACTGCCACCTTCCCTTCAATTCCTGATCCTTAAACGAACGCTGAATGCCTTTGTGCATTAATGCTGCATCACGCTCCCGGAATGTTCCTGCGATAAACCCAAAGCGAGTAAATCGTGATGGTTGCTTCTTTGTAGTAAAGCGTGTTATTTCAGGTGCAATCGTGTTTGGTATAATTGTAGGAAGTATGCCAAATTGCTTAACATAGTAAGCAGATAACATGGGTGTCGACACGGTAACCGCGTCCACAATTTTAACAACCTCATTTAGTTGATGCTTCCAACTTACCACCTCGTCCAATTGACGCTGTAACATTTGCGCCTCGTTATCTAACTTCAACGACTTAGCGTGTTGAATGTTTGCTTCTAATCGCTTCGGGTGCAGACGATGCCACGTAGGAATGTCCCAGTGATCGTCAAGGTCGAGAATGATCTTTTTACCTCGATCCTTAATATATCGAAATAACTCAACAGGATAAGCGCGATTAATGACGTATACGTCCGCGTCCAACTTTGCACCGATAAGATCGTGCTTAAGGTTGATCGTAACGCCTTCGACCTTACTATACGGCATATACAGACGATACAAGTCCATCCCGTTTCTGATGGGATGATCCGGTGTGCCTGTCATTACTAATGAGATACGCATTGGTTTTGGTTTTGGTTAAATTCTTTTACCATTCGTTTAACGTACACGCAAACGCTGCTATAATGTATTCCGGTTACTATTTGAAAGTCCCGATAGCTTCTACGCTTAATAGGTGTGTAATTAATATATTCACGCGTAACAATAGCCTCCATCGTAATATCAGTACGTTCACGCGCTGCATAATCTAAGAACGCTTTGAATTGATCCATTTCGATAACTGGCAACTGATCCACGTCCTCTTCATCCGCTATCACATCCACTTCGTCCATTGTCAACTTAAACTCATTCAAGCCGCACTCTTTGAAGTAAACACTACGCGTGTTACCTGCTAAATTCCGCAAAGTAATAAACGCGTAGTGCTTTAATCGTCCTGATGAATGTAACTGCAACAAACTTTCTTCAGGTAACTTGCAAACTGCCTCAATAACATAGTGCCAAAGATCGTCGCGTGTTTCCGCGCTAATCGCATACTTTCGCAAAGCACGTTTAAGTTCTTTGTGAGTATACAATTCTGCGATAATCTGATCTCGATTCACGCTGTCAAACTTACGTTATTAATAAACGTGTTTATTTGGCACTTATTTACTTTTAGTTGACATACTCCAATGCTAAAGCTTCGCGCTCTATGTTTCTGAATTGTTCGATGTAGATGTTCATCATGCTAACGTTATTCTTATCTCCGATGTCGCTGAAGAAATTGCGAAGGTTGATTAACTTTTGCAGGTCGTAACCCATGATCGTTAAATTTAACACCGGCACGTTGCCCGTCAATAACAGCATCAACTTAGGCGATAAGGACTTCATTAGGTTGATGTATGCATCATGGTAATTCTTATCCGCTCTTGGATTGTCTTTTAACAGATGTCGCTTAGCAGCGTGAATTACCGTAGCATGGTCGCGGTTAAATGTAGCTGCTATCATTGGTGTGGTTAGCGTTGTGTATTCACGCATTAAGTTCATGCAAAGGTGTCGGACAAGCGTTAAATATCCAAGTCTCGATGCACTTGCTAACTGTAAGTAGTTTACGTCAAATACTTCCTGAACTGAATTAAAAAGTTCGTGTTTGAATTTTTCTGCCGGAATTTTCATTGGTTTTGGTTTTTGGTTTTGGTTTATTTTTTGTATTGATTAATTAAATAGTTTCCCCATTGCTCAGCCATTGCTTGTGCTATACCGGGAAACGTTTTTGATCTTACCTTACTTCTTTCTTCTTTTGTTGCAAACCATTTAGCAGCTGCTCCAGAATACGTCCTTTTACCTGTCTTACTTTTTTTACTTGCATATTCAATTAACAATGGTTTTACATGAGTTATATTATTATCAAATAAATTAGCTGCTTCATTATGATATAATAATGGCAAGTTCTTTAACCATAAACAAGTTGTTTTTCTTGTATCATTTCCAAAGTAATATGGTTGTATTATTTGATCAGGTTTTCTAAAATGTTTACTCATTATTCCAACAGGGTTTTCTATTGCGATATGCTTAATATTTGCGTTTGCTATTGCTAAAAAAAAGTCTATCCCTTGTTGCTGCCTTCCGTCTTTGCGTTTCTGTTCAAACCAAGCTGCACCGCTTACAGCTAAATGTGTGCAAGGGGGGAAGGCTATCATTGCATCCCAGTTATCATCAATAATGTCGAAAACACTTCGTTTATAATGCTTCGCGTTAGGGTTTCTATTTTCTTGTAAATCACAACTCCACGCATCAAACCCCATTTGATCAAACCTACCTCTTACCTCATCACTTTCTTCACAGGCTACTAAAATTCTTATATTATTACGCTCCATTGGTTTTGGTTTTTGGTTTTAGTTAAAAAAAGTCTGCAGGAAATACAACCGAGTTTCTGACTATGTTCCATTTTGCTCCCATGTCTGCCAATTCTTTAAGTGATTCCACATCACCCCATTTATTGTCGTTTACAATTTGCTCAATCAGTTCATCTGTCAAATCTACTTCATTTTTACCGCTGTAAAAATCTTCATACATTTTTGCATTCATGTTAATTTAATTTTTGGTTTATTTGATTGTTATTTAGTTAAAATGGATTTTCGTCGTGATATTTCTTTATCGCATCCGTGTTTGGATTGTACATCGGTTGCATTTGTAGTTGACTTACTTCGTCGTCGGTAAATAACGTACACGAAGATATGAAGTTAGTCGTGATCGTTCCAACCGCTCCGTTGCGATGCTTAGCAATTATTACCTCCGCTTTGCCTTGCGTTGAATTACCGCCTTCGTCCTGCATAATTCCGTAGTATTCTGGACGGTGAATAAACATAACAACGTCCGCGTCCTGCTCGATTGCTCCTGATTCGCGTAGGTCAGATAGCTGTGGGATCTTATCCCCCCTACCCTCAACCGCACGGCTCAACTGCGATAAGGCTATTACCGGCACATTGCAATCCTTAGCAACCTTTTTCAACTCACGGCTAATCTCAGATATTACAGCTTCACGGTTGCGGTTCTTTGCACTTGGCACATTTACAAGTTGAAGGTAGTCAACAAATATAATCTTCGCTCCACGTTCTACTTCCTTTAACGCTTTTGATCGTAATTCCTGCCAGTCAATACCTGCTTTGTCTTCAATAAATAGCTGCATCCGCTCGACCTTACCACGTGCTTTCTCTACTTCCAACAATTCAACCTGCGACAACATTCCGTTCTTATATCGCTCCGCGTCAACTTGCGCGTGTTGCATTATTAGACGTTGCGTTAATTGTAGGGATGACATTTCAAGTGAAAAAAACACCGAAGGCACGTTGCAGTTCTTTGCAAAGGTTAACACCAAAGCCGTCTTACCCATCGCAGGACGTGCGGCTAAAATAACAAGGTCGCTATTCTGAAAGCCACCCAAGATTCGATCCAATCCTGTTAACCCGGTGCGAACTCCCGTTGGTAACCCTTTCGCGTAATTCTCAGCCTTCAAATTGTAATTCTCACGCTCAGTATTTACTACCTCCGCGACATGGACTATTTGTTTGCCTTTGGTCGTTTCCTGAAGCATAAAGTCATACAACTCCTTTACCTGATCGCGTAAGTCGAACACGTCGCTGCTTTCGTTCTGCGACTTGGTAAACAGTTTTTCGGATTTATGCAGAATCTCGCGCTTAATCTTATACTCCAACAATAACCTGCAATGTCCTTCAAGGTGTAGCGAAGATGCAACACGCATCGCGTAATCGCTTAATACAGCCATGCCGCCAATAACCTCTAATTCATTGCTCGACTTTAATTCTTGCGTAACGGTTACAAGATCAACCGCCTCATGTCTACGGAATAGCCGTTCAATGGCTGCAAATACACGTGCGTTCTTATTGTCGTAAAAACAACGCTCGTCGATTATGTCTAACGCTGCTTTGGTAGCGTTAACGTCGATAAGCAACGTGCCAATGACAATACGCTCTAACTCATTAGCGGATATGGTTTTATTCTGCTCCATTTGGTTTGGTTTTGATTTGCTAATATAATGATTTTCGGGATGTGCGAATGCAGTTGCGTGTATTTACAAGTTAGCTGCTATTTTACTGACCACTCCGAAAGTTTAGACTTGATAATTAATTTTAGTTCATCAACTTTTGACAATGGGCAGCGAAAAGCAACTGTTTTAGTTTGCTCGTTGTATTTAGGTTTAGCACCCGAACCTTGCCGAGTGCCTCCACGTTTATTTTTTAACTTTTTCAAAGTATATTCTTTTGTCTGCATATTGTTGAAATCCGTGATGTGGTGCTATATATCTTATCGCTACATAAGTTCCTTTGCTTCTCCAAGAATATTGATGGTCAATATCGTTAAATTTAAAAAATGCAATTACTTCACATTTTTCATTTTCTAATTGAGAAATAGCAGCATCAACTCTATCTCTTAATGTTCCTTTGATCTGTTCTAATTGAATTTTCATAATGCAAATATAACGCTTATTTTGATTGTGCAAACTTTTTCAAAGATATTTTTAAATTATTTTCTAAAGTGCTGATAATCAAAGAGAATAAAAACAGTAGCTAACAGCACATAAGCAAAAGCCCAAATCCAACCGCACAAGCCAACGCTATTTGTGCCTTCGCTTATCTGCCAAACGTTAGCGGTAAGGCTTAGAGATGGTCTACTTGAATATCTGTCCATCCTAAACTATTTACCATATACTTATGATTTACCAAATCAAAAACAACCATTCCTACTTCTGAATTAAAGTTATTTTCAATGTCAAACCAATTTGTATAAAACGCTTTCTGTATTCCGTTTTCAGAGTATGTTACTAAATATTTCATGTTGGTTTTTTTAGTTAGTCTAATTTTCTGTATGCCGGTGCTTTTACAACTGTCTTTTCTGATCGCTTTAACTTAGCAAAATTATTGTAATGGAATCGCGCGTCCTTTGGAGTCTTGGTTAGTTCGCCTTTCTCCTTCAAATGTAAAATAAAAGCGTTCACCGTTATCTCGAATTGTTCATCCGTGTACTTGCCGTTGCGTTGCTGAATGTCGCGCCATGATGTTCGCTGCATTAGGATCGGTTTTAACTGATCAACTTCGACGTGTTGGTTGTATAATGATGGTGTGTAGTTAGGTCTTTCCCCCACACCCCCTATCTTATTATTTATTAATTCTATATTTCTACTTCTACTTATAAGGTGTTGGGAACACATTTCTAACATGTGTTGGAACACTTGTTCATTATTGATATCAGTATTTTCATCAATTAATGACTTAAAATATGATTCACAATCCTCATTGTAACTCTCTGAACACCTATATTTCTTTAGTGCTATACTTACTTTTCCTGCTTTAATTCTTTTGTCTTGAAAATTATTTCGTTCCATCATGATCTCATTCATAATAGGATTTCTTAATTTATCATCTTCGCAAACAGGAAACTTTTGTTTCAACACATGTTGGAACACATGTTCAAATCTTCCGAACTCGGAAAATCTCACACCCGCAAGTAAAGCCAAATCCTCCAAATTATTTGGCAATCCATTTTTGTCGTACTGATGAAGCAGTAAATTTACATACCACCCCCTCGCATCTGCATCCATTCCGGCAGTAGCTTTAAGCCACTTGTCGATATTAAAAAGGACAGCGAAGTCTTTCTTCTTCCGTTCCATAAAAATCCTCCCAATAATAAAATTCATAACCTTTAGCAGTCTTGCACTTTCTTGTCAATACACGCCAAATATCAGTATGTCTTAATTTTAACGCCTTACATGCTTGACCAATAGAATCAAAATTATAATGCTCAAAATTTCGATCCATTGCTACTATCTTTTTTGATAGTTTATGTGTTGCTCCTGAACGAAATAAACCCATCTCAACAGCTTTCTGAATGTTTTCTGTATGAGTAACTAATTCTAAGTTGCTAATATGATTATTTGATTTATTAGCGTCAATGTGATTAATTTCTAATTTGTCCGGAATCTCACCAACAAAACATTCATAAACAAGGCGGTGAACTACAAAGCTTTTTGTTATGCCATTATTACTTAGCATTACTAATTCATAACCCTTTTTGTTCTTACCTTTCTTTCTTATTCTTCCTGTTTTTTCATTGATAACTACTCCATATTCATCTACTGAATAATGTTCAAATTGCGGAATTTTTTTCTTAGCCATTGTAAAATAAATATGCCCATCAACATACTCACAGGGTCTCACGTCTGCTTTCTGCCAATGGGCATTTAAGTTGTTAGTTGCTAATAAGGTGAGACCGCAACGATGAACAAATATACTACTTTTTACTTTTCTGCATACCTTTGAGCAATTTTTTTGCGTCGGACTTATTAACAAGCGTGTAGGTAGTGAACCTGCCACTTGTTCCGTATCGCGTCTTAAACACGGATGGCTCTTTTTTGAACTTTAACCCCATTTCCTCGAACTCTGCTACACGTGATGGTAGTTTCATACTTCCGGTTAGTTTAAACGCTGTAATGGTCGTTAAATTGCGTTCTTGAATAAATGCTGTGATCAATGCTTGTCTTTGAGTTTTCATTGTTAGTTGTTTTTAAGTGTACTTACTAAGTAATTACGTTGTTCTACGGCTTTTAATATGGCAGCCTTGCCAGTCTCGATGTCATCTTCAGGTATTTCAAAGAATAACAGGAATAGCCCACAATCTTCGTTAATGCGATCGTCAAATGAAACGAACAGTCCGTGCCGCGCATCGTGAACTATTGCACCTGCAACGATCTGCCAGTAGTAATCCTTGTTAACTGCTTTTAAATCTTCCGCTGATTCAATAAGGCAGCAATACTCGATGTGCGTCTTTGTTTTAGGGCATTTAACCTCAACGATCACCTTATGCCCGTCATCGGTCATACCTACACGATCACACGTAGCACCGAAGGCGTCGCACTCATCCCACGTTTTAAAGTATGACTCCGCTTCCATCTTTAACCCGGTGTTACGCTCTGCCCATTTAATAGCCAACGGTTCTAACTCCAAACCGCGCTGCATTTCCTCGCTCATGAACGTGTTGTCCGCTGATTGACCTGTAAGGATTTCACCGACCTTCTCCAACACAATAGGATGATACTTACCACGTGGCTTAGTTAACAGTTCCGATAGTCGGGAGGCTGTAAACCTCCCAACACGTTGCTCGTACCATTCTGGCGTGTAACTTTCGATTAGATTACTCATGCCACTTCGACTTATTAGGTTCAACATACGGCTTTGATTGCACGTCGATCACTTCCTCATAGGTGTGGATACCCATACTAATTTCAGGCGCAAACTGACGTACAAAGAATGCCGCTGCCCGGTATCTGAGCATTAACTGTGGCATTGTCTTCCACTTACTACCTGACTTCTCGCTCCACCCTTCAGCCTTAGCCATCACCATACTTACCCAGATGCCGTACTTCAATTCACTCGTGCGCTTATCTTCGGAATAGGCTCGGCATGATCCACCGTTGTCTGTATTTTCCTCGTAACCGATAGCACCCCAGTTAGGTGAAGCGTTAAGCGTTGCGATAAGAAAGTTGCTGCTCCATGCAGGTTTGCCGTGTACGATGTACAAGTTCTGCATAACCATCAAAGGCGATGCTCCAATGCGTGACGCGGTTTCAATTGCGATGATGCAGTCAGCGATGTTACCCTGATAAGTCTTAGGCACTAACTGCGATGCGGATAACACCTTCGCCTGACGTTGTGCAAGTTCGAACGATTCTGCATTGCTGAACACGGACACGTTCGATAGGTTAACCTGTCGCGGTTGTAGTTGTGCGACTTCCGTAGGTTGCTCTTGTTCTACCGGCACTACTTCGGTCGTAGGCTGCTCGGTTTGTTCGGTCGTTGTTGATTCTTCAAAGAATCCATCAGGGTATTCCACCCCATCTTCTTTTTTGGTTTTCATGTTATTTGGTTTTTGGTTTCGACAAAGATACAAAATTGTTACTCAATTCCATACAACTTTCGCAAAATAATTCTTTCGCCGTCTTTCCAGTTGTGCTTTGTGAATCGTTCGTAAAGCGTTTTACGGCTGATGTTTAGGTTTCTTGCTATGGCTGTGGATGACACGCCTAATGCTTTTTGTCTTTGTGTTACTCGTTGTGAATAAGTCATGATTTAGCTTAATTTGTTTAATAAATATATTCTCCTACCCAAGTACCGTTATATGAACCCTTTTCTAAAAACCCAACAGGCATCTTTGGTTGTTGTAGGTGCTTAATTAAATTATTCTTTTTTTCCATCGTTAATGGTAGTCCTTCTGAAGCTCCTAATTCCCAAGCATCAAGAATATCCTCCTCTGTGTACTTATACTTCTCACGGGCTTTGTTGTATCCTGCCTTGAATGAATATCCACTTGTAAAATCTCCTTTATTTTCCCATTCTTCAGCTAATTCCTCAAGACCATCTTCTTGATGTCGGGAATATGGTGGTAGTAAGTCTACACCTTCAAGTATTGGTGAGTTGTTGATTGGAAGATGTGCTATGATTTTTTTATAGTAATGTTTAGCAAATGCTCCATTATATTTTACAATCCCATAAAAATATCCATTAGGTATATCTGCTAAACACCAATCACCTTCTTTAATCTCTGATTCATCTACAACAAGTAGATAGTTTTTTGTGGTTATTATTTTGTGTATCATAATTTATTTATTATTACGTCAATAATTACGCTGATCGCAAGTAATAACAGCGTTGCTATTATTAAGGTACGCCAAGTCATATGTGCAGGTATGCTGTTAATGAGAATCGTCCGAGAATAGCCTTGAACGTATCCAAGTCAATTTCCACGACATCGCGGTCGGTATAGTCCGCAGCCGTGATCATTAAGTTGTTGCCTTCTTTGGTTAATTCAGCGTGAGTGAATAACCGGATGCTGATGTGCGTTAATCCGTCCGTTTCGATGTACGTGCCGCGTCCGACTTCGTTGACGCAGAATAGGTCTTGTAGTGGTGTTTTGTAGTACTTCATAATATTTGGTTTTAATTGGTTTCGATTAGTTTATTGATTAACAATTCGCGCATTTCTGCAACTGTCTCGCTAATTGCTTCGTCGTACTTGTCAAGGTCAACAATGTCCATAGCGCATGGTGCTGTCCATCTATCGCCTTCGTCAATGTGCTGATGCGCTGACCCTTCCGTATCGCGGATGATTTCAATTTCGTGCCTATCCCCGTCGATACTTACGTATAGGTAAATGCTGATTAATCTACTCACCTTTCACCTCCTTTCTTAGCCACAACCCTCGACAAGCACCGATTATTGCGCTGTCTTTTAAGTTGCGATGTTCAGGCATTGTAGCGCGTTTGTGATTCCAACGCTCGATGCAATCCATACACCGGATGTAACTGCTATCCGCTGTTTTGCCTTCGACCTCTTGGCGGTGTAACAATGTTTTTTCCTCATGGTCGGTCATTGCTCGTTCGTACATCCAAACAAATAGCACGATGAATAATAGACCGAATGCTGCTGCTTTGATTTCTTGTTTCATTTTGGTTTTGGTTTTAAGTGTGATTAAACTGTTGCGATTAAATAATATTGAGATTTAGGCGAAGAAAGGCTGCGCTTGTAAAGTCGATTGCCGTCTGCACTTATTGTGTATTCGCCTTGATTGTGGATTTGCCCGTAATTGCGATGTGTTGCGATTAATTTACCGTCATCGATTAATTGCTTAGCGTCTTTCCAGTTGATTGATAAAAATTTACTGTTGTTCATGGTCGTGTAATTTTGGTTTGGTTTTAAGTTAATGCAGTGTAGGATGCTGCGCCCCGTTGGTGTTAGTTTTAGTTTTTAATCAGGTATTGCAAAGTGTACATCATCGGAAGTAGATTCCATTATAGGATGAATATCGCTAATATCTTTTGATATAAAAGAATACGGCTTACTGTAATCGCGATTATAATATACAGTAACTTTTACACGCCCGTATTTTTGTAGGATAGATATAAATTTATTCATGGCTTATTGTTTTAGTTTGATGGATCAAAGGTAGTAACACTTTTGTTACCTGCAAACATTTATGCAATTATTTTTGTTAAATTTTCGTAACTGCTTGATAATCAATACAATTATTTTTAGTTAATAACCTAAGAAAGTACGCAATTCCGCGTAATTTTGGGCATGAGCATCAACAGACAGGCAGCCAAACGCGACCAAAACGAACGGGAAATAATAGAGGAATTCAGATCATTCGGCGCGTCCGTGCATCAGCTATCCGGTAAAGGTGTACCCGACCTTATCGTAGGTTATCGCGGCATTACAGCACTTGTTGAGGTAAAGATGCCAAAGGGTAAGTTAACTGACGATCAAAAAGAATTCTTTGATAACTGGAACGGTGGTCTGTTGTTTATAGTGCGATCAGTTGCAGATGCTACCAATGTACTTCGTAAGATCAGCGAATTCGCGGAACTATAACACCAGTTGCAAAACCTACTCCAAATCCTGCGATAAATCGTCGTGTGCGCTGCTTTTTTAACAACTGAATAGAACTATCCTGTTTGCTTACTAATTGCCTGTAATCGAAGATTTGCGCCCTAAAAACGCTATCCTGCTCACGGTAACGATCCGCAAGGCTATCACAGGCAACCGCTAACGTGTCGCATATCTGCAACTTTAACACGGTGTCAACGTGCGTAATATACTCCCGTGTCAACTCTTTAATTCGGCTTGTTTGCTTTATTACAGTATCACGATGCACAATCAACGTGTCGCGCTTATTAATCGCATCACGTAGGCTGTCGATTTGCTGCTCCAATGGTTTCATGTCAACGCTTGGATGCTTTTCACACGTGCGAATAAACCACACGCAAAGCACAACCAACACACCTACGAAATAAATGTCAAAGCGTTTCATCTGTGGATGTTTGTTTCATCAACACCGATAGAGCGCAAGTATGTCGGAACGTCAAAGCACGGACACGCCTTAGGTGCGAACTGATTGTGTCCTGCTACTTTAATACTCGGATGCGCTGCGATAGTTTGTTTTACAAAATTATCTATCGCAATCCGTTGCGCCTGTGTACGTGTGTCCTTTGCCCGTCCATTCTTATCAGTACCGCCAACGTACACAATATGACGGCTAATTGAATTAATACCCGCTACACCGTTTGTTACCTCCCACTTTTCTACATCGTCATCTTCGTCGAATGGTGTTAAAATCTCGACCTTACCGTCTAAGTGAATCATCGCCGAATAGCCAACCTGTTTCCATCCCCTGCCCTGTGGCGGAGGTGATGTGTGCCACGATCTTATCTGATCAGCTGTTACAGCACGACCTTCAGGCGTTGCGGTGCAATGCAGCACCAAGTACGTTAACTTACCCATTGGAATTATTTTGAATGAATTGGAAAAAGAAATAAGGCTCAATTAACTGAGTAAACTTACTTTCAGTCATCGCGCAAATATACTCATATCCCGAAGCTAATATCACACGCGTACAACTTTCTCCGTTTACCTTGTCAGCGTGAAAGTGCAACACATAGTCCGCTTCGTAGTTGATTGTGAAATTACGCTTGTAATATAACTCTTGTTCCTCATTGTAGCTGACAATAGGAAACTTGAGCATCGGGTAGCCTTCAGGCAGCGTGTAATTAGTAGATTTTGCCTCCGACGATTCGGTGCTTTCTGATGACATAATTTCCCGTTTTATGGTCTATTGTAATAATTGAGCAACTATGCGTCCAGTCATTCTCTGGTAAGTAATCAGGGGATAAATCACACAAGCATCCAAACGAATGGCACACGTAATCTTTGCCATCACTATCTGTAAAGTGGTACTCGCTGTCTTTGTGAAAATGTCCAACCGCTGAACTGATTTTGCTTTTTAACGCCAACCAACGCGCAGGGTAAACGCCTCCGCTACCTTTAAACTCATGACCGTGATAGATCGTAAACTTCCCCGCTTTGATGCGTTGTAGGCTGTCAATCTTAATCACGCCATATTTTCCGAACTGCAACACCTCCGCTAAATTAAAGTTTGGTATGTCCAATAATTCAGGTGCTTTAAGTCGCATATACCTATTGTATCTATCCTCATGGTTTCCAATTTTGAAATAAATAGGACAGTCCAACTCTTGTTTCAAATACTCTAAGAACTTATAAAACACCTCGATTTCATAAGCAAACGAACGTACACGCGGATCTTTCTCATGAAACGACAACTGATAAAAGTCGATCGTATCACCGTTGAGTAACACACCGTTAACCTTTTCCTCTTTTAGTTTCTGAATAGCAGCCGTTAACGCTTGTTCATCGTGATAAGGCAAATGAATATCTGATAATATACCTAAGCGTATTATACCCTTTGGTATAATAAAATCCTCACGGCTTCCCGCTTCAGACAATGGTAATAAGTGCGACGACTGATTGCGTTTTGGTCGTGCTATTCTTTTGTCCGGGTAACTTTTTTTTCCGTTGCTACCAACTAACGCTCTAATGAGAGAGCGCACGGCTTCAACCGATGTATAAACTTCAGGATTCTTTTTATAGATCGCCCTTGCTGCCGTTAATGCCGGTATATCAGGGTTCTTGAGCATATACTCTAACACGATCCTTCCCTGCAGTTTTAGTTCTCCCATGTTTTTTTGTTTTGGTTTACTTTCTCTTTATCGCGTTGATGACTTTTTTAAATACCCCGTGTCCGGTAGCCTTTTCAAAGTTTTCATCGATCGATTTAAGTTCAATACCTGCAAATGCCAAAGATACAACAGATAGCGCGGAAATGCCGAACTTGTTTGGTAAATCAAAAGTAACGTCCGAAGCGTGTGCTAATAACAAGCCTAATATGTACACAAGCATCTTCGGTGCGATGTCCGCTAACCTACGACTGTTAATCTTTTCACCTGCTTTCTTTGCAGCCCAAACGCCAGTTGCTGTATCGGTTAGTATTGCAAGTATCACCCAAAGGATCTGACCTGCTGCAGGTGAAAAGTACACGATTGCCAACTCAGGCAAATGTGTTAAATGTTCAATTAATTTTCTCACGAATTTCATGCGGTGTTATTTGTTAAATGCTGTAACTATTTCGTCAGCACTTTTGCACAATATATTATTTATAGTTGTATCATTTGCAACAAATAAAACCACGCATGATTCAAATTCTACTTGTGCGATATTATCGTCGATTTTAGTAGTTGACACGAATGTTAATTGATTATTTCTCCAATTAACTTCTAAGTCATTTTTGATTATATGTTCCATAATTAAATTATTGTAATTACCATACCTCGTGATGTAGTGCTATCGCCATTTGCAGCATTTGCAAATGCTTGAATTATATATACGTTAGCCGTCCAGTCTATATTTAATATAGTCCATGCTACGTTTGCCGTTGATGCTGCTGGATCTGATGCTGATACTGATGTTGATGAGTTTATTGTCTCCGATTCGGTAGATGATCGTACCCACAACTGACGTTGCATTGAGTACATACGAGCAGCGACCGTTTGTATTCCGATCTGAGTTGCGCCTGATAAACTTGCGGATGTGTTGAAATACAAATAATTACTCCCATTTCCTGATGTCGTACTTCGTAAAGCCCTTACCAATATTTCTATTCTTTTTCCGACAGTAACCGTATTAGCAGGAATTAAAGCACTATTAATCAAAGTAATTGATGTTGTGCCTGTTAAAGCAGAACTTACGGTAAAGTCCTGATAAATTGAACGAACACCATTGTTTATCTGCGTTTGTATTGCAGATGTAACACCCTTAACATACGACAATTCAGTAAGTGATGGGTACGTAGCGGTAGTTAACGAAGTGATCGTGCTACCTGTGGAATTGAACGCAGCTATTTCATTGTTAGTGCCTGTTCCCGTTACAGGGTTTGTAAGCGTAGCTTGTTTGCCGTTTAATTGCGTTTGTATCGCTGATGTGACACCCTTAATGTAACTTAATTCGGTAAGGTCAGGATAGGTAGTTGTATTTGCTGCCTTAACGTTTTTACTCGCATCAAAAATAGCAATACGTGAAGCCGTCTCTTGTGGCAAATTAACATTAGGCGTATTTATGCTTACCGTTGTGTCGTGCTGTATAGTTGTTGACGCGCTTTTGATTTGAATGTGCTTCGTGTCTGTTAACGCTGTTTCATTAACGTAAAACCCACCCGTAGCCGTTTTTAATGTAGCGTCAGCTGAATGAAGATACAACTCCGAGTCATTGCCATCGTCGTGCAATAAGCGGATGTATTGATTATGAACCGCAACAATAGACTTGCCGTTTGGACTTACTATGTCTAAGTTGTTCGTGTCGTTGTCATTCGCTAATACCTGCGCTAATGTTTGCGCGATAGGCATATAATCCAAGTTAGACCACGTCTGCACACCGTCAGCGATCTTAAATTTACGCTGATCAGAATTAGTGTAAGTTACATCAGACGTAACCAATATACGCTGCGATGAGTACACGGTACTATCCGCTGCCCATTGCGCCGCCGTTTTTACGACTATCTGACTATCTATATTTACCGTTACTGCCATACTATGTTTATTGTTTCATTTCCTAATGTTACTATTGTAACCGTATCTTCCAACACGTTATTCACGTACACGTTAACCGTTGTATCCGGTAATGTTAATGTTGCTCCACTGGCTACCGTTTGCGTATAACTTGCATTGCTGTTTCTCACGTTCGCATCATCGCAATCGCCACCGCCACCACTACCACCACCACCACTAATAGGAGGCGCAATAAATGGGATGTTGCAACGCTCATCCGCTTTACTTATTTCTACGTCTATACTAAAAGATGCACCTGCAAAATTCTTTGGCGAATACTCGACAAGCAAATCGATATTGATCGACTGCGTACGACTTACAAGCCACTTATAAGCAGGGTTGCGAAGTTGTGCAATAATATCTTCAGCAATCAATACAAGGTCGCTATGACGCTCTAACTCGTCAAGTTCACCGCGTATAACATTGTCAACTACCCAGAATCGGATAGTGTAAATGGTGCTGTTAATGTTACGCGTTGCGCTTTCTACATTACACCATAGTTCAGGCGTGTTTGTAGTCCCTGACGAATAATGCTCCCAAGTATTACCGTACTTGAAGTCATTTATTTGTCGGTGCTGCGTTGCTATCTCCTGAACGTTTGCGATCAGTTGATTCAGCGTTGTTATTTGACTGTAACTTGTCATCCTGTTTGTCGGCTAAGAATTTTAATATCTTCTTAGCATTTTTAGAAGTCAATTGTGTTTTCATCTCCTGTACCACATGGGTTATATCCGTTGCGATAGCTACCCATATAAAAGCCTACATTGTATTGTTGACCTGTTGGATGAATAGTATCAAATCCATCTCCAGCATCTTTGTATAGTGGGTAATTATCGTCATTCTCGACAAGGTAACGCATAAGCATATCTGCATCCGTTTGTCCCTTATCGTCAAAGTACTTATACATCCGATCCAACTCCGAAATACTCGCAGGATTAGAATTATCACTATTCATGGTAACCATTCCCTTTTGACGGATCTTATAATTGAACACATACAACCCATTAGCCAACACGTAGAACTTCATCACCGGGTTGATGTATAGGTTCAGCAATGTCGTGTTCAATTGCGTCAAGTTGTTATTCTGAATCTGCGATAAAATCTCATCGTACAACGCACTACCTAATATCGGTCTAATGTGTTGACGCTGCGTATCCCAAATGATTTCGCACAATTGATTCTGATCGTATGTTGATTCTACGTATGCCAACAAGCCTTCGTCATTAGGCTTCAGCATTAACGGTTTATTAATTGTACTCATCTTACTGTCTTTCTTTAACGATTACTTGCTGCCAAGTGTGTCTGCATTGCGGACGCGCTACACCTGTATTTGGATTCGTGTACCAACCACCGCGTAGACTCCACACATTGCGACCTTCCTCTACGCTCATCGCGTTTATATCCTCACGGCTATAAAGTCGCTTCATATCCATCAATTCTACGCAAAACGGACGCGACTTACCACCTGCAACTAACTTAGGTGCGTTTGCTCCTAATTCATAACGGTACATAACCTTTAACGGCTCTGTTCGTGCGGGATTCTCTTCGAGCGTCTGCAAACCTTTCTCGGTCAACTCATACGCGCCAACCTTATCACCTGCGATCTTTTCAGGGCTGTATTTGATGCGTCCTGCTTCACGCAAACGATCAATCGTGTCTTTCACATCACCGATAGAAACCTTTGCCACCTTTGCGATTTCCTCTGATGGCATAAACGCGTCCTTGTTTAATAAATCCAATACCACACGATCTAATGACTTTATTTCAGCCTTTGCGAATGTCATAAAATCCGATTCGCTTACCTCTACTTCGTCCGCGTTCTCGGTTTCCAAATCGCGAAACTTCACCACCTCATATTTCGCTGCATCAACACCGTACTTTGTGAACAGCTGCAAATTTGCGTTAGGCTTCACGTTGCTATACTTCATGTATTGCGAATCCTCCATGCCCAAGCGTGATAACACGTACTTACGCAATCCATCAACACCTAAAGCGTTCTCGATAGCTGTATCGCTCGGCATCCAATCAACTGATTTAACGCGCTGTAACTTAAGATTGATAGGTAACCCCAAATCATGTGCGATTGTGTTGAACACATACTCAATGCAACGCTGACGGCTAACCACGTAACGATTGTAGAAAGACTCTTCCATCACAACCAACTCATTACGCTGCCCTAACGCACCTGCAGTGGTAATGCCTAATAACAGTTTCGGGAATTCATGTGCTGAACATATATTTAACTCCGACTGTTCTGCAACTTCTTTATAAAGCGTTGACTGATCCGGAACATTAATAGCCTCCACGTCCGTTGAACTATCACGGCTTTGATAAAAGCCTACAATCATTCGCTTACCTTCCGGACTTGTGAAATTCTTTGTAATGCCGTCCGTTATTTCGTCCTGCTTTTGTTCGTCAGGGATATTCCCGTAGATCTTAACCTGCATCATTGGTGAGAATGACGCGGTGATATTTTGATATTGAAAATCAGAATAGGCAATGTGATTCTCGATCCAAGTTACACCGCCATAATAGACAGGCAATGAATACACGTACTGATCAGGATGGAACACTGAATAGAAAAATATCTGATCACCATTACGGTCGTTAGGATCGTAGGCAGGATAAACCTTATAATCCTTCTCTTCTGCGAAGTTTTTATTCTCGATCCGCTTACCGTTTTTCATTACATACCACTTTCTCGTGTAATAAAACTCGGTAGTATCTTCATTCGTGCGTAAGTTAGCAACGTCGATGTGTTCTAACGTAGCCGTGCGCTTATTCTTGCTCCACTTCACCAACACCGCGAACATATTGTGAATTTCAAAGTCGCGCGTCCATCGTAACGTCGACTCGGTCAAATCCATGTCCGCAAATGGCTGCTTAATTAGATTTTCAGCTAACGAACGCTGCGCCACGCTCATGTATGCGCTACGCTCAAAAGTCCATCCACGACCTGCGATGTAATTCACCTTCGCGTTGATGATAGCCGAATGTAATGCGCTACGACGATATAAATCGGTCAAGTAATACGGGAAGTCGTTTTTCTCACCGCTCTTAATTATATCCGTATTTTTAATTTCCACGAATTCAGGACGCTTTCTATTGTTAAAAGCATTCCATTTAATTACGGGAAGTATGTTTTTATTTTCCTCCATTAGAAGTGATATTGTGTTGTGCTATTAGGCAACTGATATTCCTGTTCGTTAACATCGTTAACTTTCATCTGTCCGCGCTCTACTAATGATGTCGCAAGGCTTGGATTTGTATTAACCGCGCTTGTCTGTTCGTACACAAAGTAGTTGTATATCTGCTCACTTAACGATGCCGTTGTGCCTTCAATAAATGTAAATTGATCTTTACGATCATCACTTGACGTAGGTTGTGCAATCCACGTTACTACGTTGTTCTTGCCCTGACCAACGCAGTAAAACAAATAGTAAGGACTCGTTAACGTAGTCTTTTCCTTTAACGTAAATACCAATGTTTGACTGATGCCTTTGGTAACCTGAATCATATTAATAAAATTACGTAATCACGTTTCGTTTAATAATAATAAAAAAACCCCGTGAAGAGCTTTCACGGGGCAAACCAAAACAAGGGGAAAACCAAAACCCCGAGCAGAATTTATGCGGAAACTAAAACGTCCCAGTTATTAGTGATGTGCGGTGCTTTTACCTTTTCCATTCCTGTAAAGGTAACTGTGTAGCCGTTACGATCACCGTAAGTTGTTCCTGACTCATCAACAGATGCGCTGCAGAACAACCCGTTCTCATAACCAAATAAGCGGATAGCACCGTTGTTATACTTAACAGCAACTTCGAATGTACCACCGTGATATTTCTGCAATTCATTTAAGAATGCAGCCGTTTTGCCGTTGTACACGTAGTTAACTGTCGGAGCATACATGGTAGTGCCATTCTCACGTGATGTAGTACCGTTATCAGATGCTGTAGCCGTAGCCTCTTCGCATTCCAACTTATACCAACCCGTCAAGCCTTGACCGCTTAATGTGGCTTGACCTGATGTAACCGCAATGCCAATTAAGGCACTCGAATATGTTTTGATCTTTACTTCCTTAATACCACCTACGTTATCGCGGCAGTCTAAGGCAAAAGATTGATTAATGTTACAAGCCATTTGTTATATTATTAAGAAAGGCAGTAGCCTTACGGGGCTACTACCATTCAGGTTATAAATTATGCAGTCTTGAAAGATACTACGTGCTGAGGGAAGAACACACCAGTTGTAAACTTCATGCGAACACGTGCATACAACTTGTCATCCTTCTTCTCGTACCAAGTCATCCAATCGGTGCTGTCAGACTCTTGGTCAGTAGCGATGATCAAATTAGACTTATAGAAAGTGAAGATACGGTTCTTAAACAATGAAGGCATACCGCTTAATCCAGTGTTGTCGCTGTTTAATCCCGGTACGGCTTGGATCACCATGTTTGTACCCGGTAAAGTGATACGACGAGCAGCGATGTCTGCAGCAGATGCAGAATAGTGGAAGAAGTTAGAATCTTTCACTTTGATAACCAACTTATCAAAAGTATCATCACCGCAACAAGTGATCAAATCTTCTTTGCGCTTCATAGCAGCAGGAACTGACAACCAGTGGTTGTCGAAGATAGTGATTACGTTCTGAGTAGTGATTGAAGTTTCGTTAGTTGTGTTAGAGTTAACATAACCACCGATAGTTTCAATAGTCTGAATGAAACCGTTAAACTGCTTTAGGTTAGTTGTTGCAGCACCTTGTGTTTTAGATGACTGCCAGTAAGCAGACTCAAGGTTTGCAGCGATCTTCTCAGCGGTACGCGCCATAATAGCAGATACTAACTGTGGCGCAGAATTCTCGTCCAACTTAGCACCAGCGCGTAAGTAACGACGAAGAGATTTTGCGTCAAGATCTTTGAAACACCAATCCAACTCAACTTTGAAGTTATCAACTGTCAAAGTGATCTGATCGAAGTTACCAGAATCTCCTGAAGGGTTAACAGTAGCACAAGTGCTGTCTGCTTGGAATTGAGGATCAACATCGAAGTATGTCAAACGCTCGGAATACTTGATACCTTCTACAACGGTAACAAGTGGAACTGTTACGGGTGAATAAATCGCAATCGAGCGAAGGTCTGCCGCTTCGTCGGTTACGTGATTGGTCATCCCTGTTAAATCAAATGCCATTTTGTGTAATTTTTATTAGTTAGTAATTATTTTGATTATCGGTTAAACAACTTAGCGCGTGTAGCTGCAATACGCTCTTCTACGCTTTGTTGGTTCTCTTCATTGCGGAATTCGTTGCGTACTGGCTCTGAATTCTGTGGTGCATCACCAAGTTCGTCGATAGCCTTTGTAACGCTTGACTGAAACGCGCTGAATTGCTCTTTGAATTTTTTAATCTCTTCGTTTTGTGCAACCATTACAGATACCTGTTCGCTCATTGCGGTGATGTTGCTTTTAATAGCAGCCAATTCATCTTCTGCAAACTTTTGCACTTTTTCAACACGCTCGATTACCTCTTTTGCCATTGGCATTTCAGCAGGTGCAACAGGTGCAACGGGTGCAACCGCTTCAGGTGTTTCAACTTCAACCTCTGACTCTACTTTCTTAATTTCAGCGATAACACCGCCAACAATTACGATAGTAGTCATATCCTCTAATGTGTATTCACCGTCAACGGCAGGTACATCACCTTCTGCGGTTTCAACCATAACAGCCGTACCTACCGCAGGTTCACCATCCCACTTAAGGATAGAGCCATCAGGCAAAGTAGCCATTCCGAATGTTTGTTCAGTTGCAACCTCTTCAGGTTTGAACGCAGCAAATGCCTCTTTGAGTTTTGCCGTGAAAGTCTTTAATGATTCAGCGTT